CGGGTTGAGCAACTTGTGGCTGCTCTTCCTCTTTCTTGCCAAATACGGCGCTCAAGAACCCAAGAAGACCTTTGGCTTTCTTTTGTACTGCCTTAACGTCTTTGACAACTCCATCAACTTCATGGGCAATGTCAGTAACAATTTGCCGCCCTTCTTTGTACATCTCGCAAGCATCTTTGCAGAGCTTGAAAGCCCCGCTTGCAAGTGCGACAAGAGTGAACGGATCCACATATTACTTCTTCATACCCTTGAGGGTCTCCGCCAAACGAGCGCGCTGCCCCAGTTTCCCGGGTTTTTTAGCGGCGGCCGCCAGCTTCTTTGCAGGAATCGTTTTGCCTTCAGGCACTTTCAGTTCTTTGCGCAACGCACCGGGCTTCTTGATTGCGTCCTTGATCCAATTTTTTGTTGCCATGTTTGACTCCAATCGTGGCGGTTGATGTATCTCGATCTATGGTTAATAAACCATAACAACAAATGTTCCAGTCTCCACCATTGGCTTCGACTTCGCTAAAGCATGGTACATTGATCCGAACATGCTTAAACAAATATTCCTTTTCGCCTTCAAACACACGCCAAACGTGTTCTAAAGTTCCACGGCCTTCTTGACCTCTAGACTTATTAAATCTGATTCTATACTTGTTCATACAATCTCCGCTGCTGGAGGAACTGCACAAGTTGTTTTTTGATCTTGTTGAACAGTCAAATTAAAGTGAACAAATTTAATAGGTTTATTAGCAGCATGACGTCCAAAAGAATGGGGGAGCCAAGCGTTTGCAAACATTAGCAACCCGGGTTTTGGGGTGAAATGAATCATTTGGCTGGCTGGCGTAACTTCATTTATATTCAACTCTGGCAAATTGTTTTGTACTTTACCGGCTCTTGGGTCATGGAAAATAACATTGGAGCTTTTTTCAGGCACTTCAAGAAAATAAAACCCAACCAATTGAGCGCCAAACCCATGAACATGCTGCTCCATCAAAGAGTGTTTGTGATGCTCTTGTGTCCACATCTCTGTAAATGTAGTGACCATATTGGTCATCGCATAACCTTGCGCCTCTAATATATTCCAAGCAGTTGAACCCACATAAGTGCAAAATTCAGACATGCGTTTATCTATGAGCAGATTGCCTGTCATTATGACGGGATAAATTGGATCAATATTTTTTTCAGCTTTTTTTGCTTTTAAATGCTCATCAGAAACTTCTCGTACTACTTTGAGAAACTCAGGCTTTTCAATAGTGTAAATTGTCGTTGGAAAGTAATTCCATGAGGACAGTTGATTTTCAACTGGCGCTTCTAATTCCTGTGTTCCGTCTGGCATTGCTCTATCCTGTTATGTTGCATTATGTAATATTCTCATTTCCCAATTTCCAGTTGAATCTAAATTTGGCACATATTTACCTTGTTCATTTTTAATTGGATATTTAGGTATATTTATATCATGAGTTTGGGGCTCTTCAGTTGGTAGCATAGAAAAATATGTATCCCATGCATTCTTTTCTGAATCATCAGTCAAAGTTGCATAAATTTCTTGCGCTGTTGTCTTTAAATTATTAAGTCTAGTAATAGCCAATGGTAAAGTGCGGTTAATTTGACTTTGCCTATAGGCAGCAATTTCTTCTTCTGTTTTATCAACAATAGCCCATACATCTTCCCAAAAACCATCAGATCCAAGTTTATAAGAAACTATTTCTAATCTTTTTGTTGGGTCTGTATTGGTTAAGCCACAATCTTGTGGCTCAATACGTCTAAATCTTGCAAATTGAGGAGGCAAGTTATTGATGTCAATTTCTGGGAAAGCCTGTAAAAAGTTATCCTCGTAAATAGGATGCTCAAATGCTTCGCCATTTTTAATTTGAATATATAAGTTCATGGTGATCCTGTATTAGTTGAGGGCCATACACGAGTTGTTCCGGGCCAAATAATTCTAACTACACCAGCTCCACCAACTCCACCACGACCTCCTCCTGCGCCGCATCGGCCACCGCCTCCACCGCCGCCGCCATAGGAAGCTCCACAAGCACCAACAACGTTTGATGAAACTCCGCCTGTTCCACCACCAGAGCCGCCTTGTCCTCCAACGTGGTAACAAACCGCAGCTCCACTTGATCCTCTACCAGAAGTGCCCACACCACCACCTCCTGATCCACCAATATTTGATCCTGTGCCGGGGCCTCCATATCCTCCACCAGATGCGCTACCACATATTCCAGCATAAGAAGCTATATGACAAAACCCGCCACCTTTACTATAAGTTTGAGTAGGTGCGGTTTTACCACCCATACTAGCTCCGCCACCGCCACCACCGGGAAGTAACGCAGTGGGGGAAGAAGTAGATGCACCACAACCACCGTTTCCACCATAAAAACCATTTGCACCTATATTTACACCTGCTCCACTTGGAACACCACCGTTACTTAAACAACCACTTCCTGCTTTGTATGATGTACAACTACTAAATGAAGAACCAGATGAAACACAGCCACTACCAGTTTTAACTGTGTAAGAATTTCCAGGAGTAACCGTTAAATTATTAACCCAAACAACTGCACCTCCACCACCTCCAGAACCAGAGAAATAAGAAGTTATACCAGTGCAAGGACAAAAACATGAATTAGCGGGTGTACCAGGGCCTCCACCACCAATTAAAAGTACAGAAACTTTGGTAACTCCAGCTGGAGCAACCCATGTTGCATTTGCTGTATAAGTTTGTGATCCTGTATTAGTAAAACTTCTTTGATTTTGCCAAAAAGCAACTGTAGCGCCACTCATGTCAATCCGCTCCCTGAAATTAACCAAGTTGTTGATGTCATTTTTACAGCCGTTGCTGAACCATACTGAGCAAGCGACCGTGAACCCGTTGTACCTGCGCTGGACAAATACATTGTGTCTGTTGTGATTGCGATTGTTACCACATTAGAAGTCATGTTGATGAAACTAAGTGTAGTTCCAATAGGATATGCCACACTTGAGTTAGCTGGGATCGTAAATGTCCTAGCGTTAGCGTCAGTTGATGGGTGGAAAATGATCTTGCCTGCATCGGATAAAACAGCCGTATACGCAGCCGATTGGCTATTGATTGGGATGTTTATGTACCCAACGCCGTTTGTGCCGTCTACCGTGTAATTGGCAAGAGTTCCAGATGAGTTTGCATTTTCTGCAAGTACCGAAAAGTTTCGTACGATTGTCATATTAAGCCCCAGTAATTGCTTTAATTTCGTCAGAAGTCAAACCAAGAGCAGTAAGTTTGGCAAGCGCTGATGACTTTGTTGCGGCTGCGGATTGTTCTGCTGATACAATATTTGATTGATATGTGGTGTACGCAGTTGACAATTGATCTACTGTAGGTTGTGCGCCAAGTTTTTCAATATTCCAATGTAAAATTTGATCTGTTTCGCCAAATGGAATACCTGTTTCATAATCGCCAAAATCAAAAGCAATATTGTTAACGGCAAGATAAGCAACGATTTTTTCGTTTAAGTAAGCCATGTTTTATCCTTATGAGGTTATTCCATACAAAGAAATAGTTCCTGAAGTAATATTTCCAGTAGTGCAAAAAAATTGAATGGCTGTTTTTGTGGTTGTATTTCCAGTCAAATAAACATTTATGCACTCCATTTCCCATGAAGTGGAAAGAACTTGTCCATTTATGTTTGATAATAATGATGCAGTATTACCTGAAGATACGCCAATTAAATAACTATAACCGTTTAATACACTACCAGTATATGGAGACGATAGACTAATATTAGCATAATTTTGGCTAGTAGATGTTCCAGCGGCTGCTACTGCTCCAGTGCCTGATTGTTTAAACCCGTTATAATAATATCCAGAAGAAATATATGTTGGGCCAGCGCCTGTTCCTAAATAAGCAACCAGCGGGTATAAAGAAGCTGAAACTATATTGCTATATACAATAAAATATTTATCGTACCCACTTAATCCAGTAAATGAAATATTTGAAGAATTTGATGCTGTTTGTGTACTAATTAAAACCATAGCACCAGAATTCAGTGTAGACCATGTTGGAGTTCCAGTACCAGCACTTGTTAGAACTTGGCCTGTTGTACCTGCCGCAGTAAATGCATGAGCTGTTCCTGTTCCATATCCAACACCGCCAGCTGTTGGAGTTGCAGTTGAGTTTGTTCCACCATTTGCAATAGCTAAAGTGCCAGTAATGTTGCTGGCGTTAATTGTGCCAATTGAGTTAATTGAATATGCAATAACCTCAACGATGTCACCGGCATTAGCTCCCACCGCTAAAACAATAGATGTACCATTGGTGGCTGTGTAATCAGAGCCATTTAAAAGCACGCCGTTAAAGTAAACTGCTACATAACCAACCGTGTAAGTAACACTAAATGTGGTCTGTGAGGCTGTGGCTGTAAAACTTGTGCGAGTATACGTTGAAGTTGCGGCATTAACTGCCGTCCATGTAGGAGCACTTCCAGAACCGTTAGACTGCAAATAGTACCCAGCAGTACCGTACGATCCGTTAAATGCAACTGCATTGCTTGTGTTGATCGTAACTGCGTCTGTTGAATTGTTGTTGGTTACAAGATGTATACTATTGGAACTGTATGTTCCAAGCACCATGTCACTCAAATAAGAGTAAATGTAGCCGTTGTTGGGTTGATTAAATGCACCAGCAACTTGGCCTGTGATTGTGGTGCCATTGTTAATGGTTTGAGCGGAGCTCATTGTGTATGTGCCAACACCACCGGGAACATAGAAGTTATATGTGCCAGATGCTTGTACTGTGAAGTTTACGTTTGTGCCGGCCGCATTGACCAAGTTAACGCCATTACCTGTTGCGGTAAAACTTCCAACAAATGTACCCGCTGGGACGCCTGTACCGGACACCAAATAACCAATCGCAATACCCGCAATCGAAGACAAAACAACTTGATTTGAACTTGTTGATCCGCCGCTCACAAACGTAGGTGAAGCAGCTGCTGATCCTGTAGATGTCAACTGGGTGGTAATAGTAACAGTGCCAGAAATGCCTGTGCCAGTAATGACTGATCCATACAGCAAATTACCGCTTGCAACAGCCGTTATGGTTAGCGTTGTGCTTGAAACTCCGCCTGTACCGCCTGTGGTTGAAGAGGAACCATATCCGCTACTGTTGATACCGGCATTAACATAATATGCATTGTTGTTGTAAATCGCAAAGTCAGCAGAAGCAATACCACCAGAGCTTTGATTCTGAATGGCTGTGTATGTGTATCCGTTAAAACTTGCAGAAAGCGCAGAAATGATATTGGTGTCTTGGTAAGTCAATGTACCGTAGTTAATGACACCCGTATTGGTTGGATTAACAATCGAACCATTCGCCAATACTGAACTGACTGTAACGGTCTTTGTAGAGTTGTTAAAAGTAAATGTGCTGTCGCCAGCTAAAGCGCCGCCGTTGTTGTACTGAACTTGAGTGGTGGCACCACCAGCAGAGGCGCCAACTTGAACATAGTCGGTGCCGTTATAAACAATCAACGCACGCTGACCTGCAGGCACAGTAATACCTGTTTGGCCTGATGCTTTAACAGTTACAGAGTAAGTTGAATCAAGGTTAACAACAACGTATGATTTACTAGAACTTGGCGCTGTAATCGTGACGTTGGCAGCAAGTGAGCTGACTTTCAAAACATAATACTGGGCTGTTGTAGCACCAATGTTATTGCCAGAGCTGCTACCCTGTGTGTTTGCAAGGGTTAATGCGTTGGCAGTGAACGAAGATGAGGTAAGCGCAAGTGTTCCCGCAATCGCAATGTCGAGGTAATCAGTAATACCTTTATTGACATCATCACCCCAAGTGCCGGATTCAGTACCTGTTACTGGTTCGGCCAAACTCAAATTCGTTGTGTAATTGATCGTCATGTTATCATCCTGTAATCAATGCCCAGTTTGCGGATTCAGCATCATCAATCGTTGACCAGCCCGGAGTCTGTGCGTCTGCCACATTTTGCCACGAAGCTGTCTGATTGTCACCTAATAATTGCCAGTTTGCGGTTTCAGCGTCACCGATGATGCCCCAGTTAGGAGTCTGACCATCGTTGATTAAACTCCAATAAATAACACCAATTGACCCAACTTGTCCTACAGCAGCCACGCCAGTAAGCGTAGCTCCCCTGCCAGACATTGTGACAGAGCCTACTGTATTGACAGATCCTACGCCTGTCAAAGCCAAAGTCAAGTTATAACCAACAGAACCAATATCACCTGAGGCAACTACTGGACCCAGTGGTACAGATAATGCTCCGACTAAACCAGAGGCATTAACCCCAGACAAAGATCCATCTATTTCAAGTGTGACTGAGCCAGGAGCACCAGAGGCTGTAACCCCTGATATAGCAAGCGTCAAGTTGCCAGAGACAGAGCCGGGGGAGCCAATTGCTACAACCCCAATATCTCCATCGGTATTGTTGGCCACCATTTGGCCGACGTTACCTGACGCTGAAACACCCGAAACACTGAATGTTGGGGAGCCTGATACAGTGCCCGTAAACCCACTTGCAATAACCCCAGACAATGCTGCAAGGCTACTAATTGCAACAGAACCTACACTACCACTTGCTCCTACGCCAGATAGGGCAATTGTGATATTAGCAGTTTGTGTGCCTACTGATCCGCTGGAACTATTTCCAGTTAAGGCGATTGTTATGTTGCTTGTGACAGAGCCTGTACTGCCACTTGCAAATACGCCGCTTAGACTTTCTGATACGGTATCACTAACCGTTCCAACCAATCCTGACGCAAATACACCAGATATGGCTACAGAAGTATTGGGGGTCTGTGTGCCTACATTACCTGCTGCGTTAACGCCAGATAAATTAACAGATATATTGGGAGAAACAGATCCAGTATTGCCTGCTGCGCCAACACCAGAAATTGCAACAGATATTGCGGGTGTTACTGATCCAGCGTTGCCAGACGCATTTACACCAGAAAGGGCGATTGTTAAATTGGGGGATGCAGTGCCAACAGCACCTGAAGCTGGGTCGCCTGTTAAAGCGATGGCCCCATTACCCCAAGTGCCGTACCCCCAAGGACCAACGCCCCATCCGGCCATAACTCACCTATTAGGTGGTTGACAAACGCAATAGAGCAGTTGTCGTTGTATTGCTGGGCATTGTCAATGTAAATGTTCCAGCCGTAATGGTTTGAGCGCCAAATGTGTGAACGCTAACCGAATTCTTGCCGCTTAAAGTATTGTTATAAATCAACACGGTATCGAAAGCAGTGCTCAATGTAACGCTTGAATAAACCAATGAAGCTGAAGGCGTCCAGTATCCAACACCAGCTGTAGCTGATGAATTGGTGTAAGCAGGGTTTACTGCGTTTGTAACCGTAATACCGCCAGCTGTGTAACCTGTTCCAGACACTTCGCCAGATGCAGTATACGCAGTTGTTGCAGCATTGATGGTAGCAGTCGTTAAATAAAGCGCTGCTTTAAATGTATCCGCTGTGTTAGCCGTTTTAGCTACGTTAGCAGAACTAAAGTTTTGGGCGGCGCTTAATAGATCGGCCAAAAATGATGTGCACATTGATTGTGTATTTGCCATGATAAATTCCTTTATTCAAAAGATGCTGATACGGCACTGAGCACCAGCGCCTTTTTAAGTGTTACATGTGCAGATCTGTGCACCATTTCGCCATTCAACCAATACTCCACCCAGGTGGTGTACTCGTCCTCATTATCGACTATCCCTTCTTTTTTTTCAAGAAGAGAATCGTCCATATCACCTTTAGTCGTTGTTACAATCATTATGCTATCCTCAGAATTGCGTTGGTATTAGTTACAGCAGGAAACTGAATTGTAAATGATGTATTGCAAATTTTGTCTGATCCAAAATCAAGAATAGCCACTGATGCGTTATTCTGAGTTGCGTTGTAAATCAATGCGCCCCGAGCTGTAAATGAAGCTGGACTCCATACTACATTTTGGAATGACCAATATGCAACTGTCCCACCTGTGGCTCCAGACGTTGGTGTCTGAACAATAGTCAATTGTTGTCCGCCCTGCGTATATCCCCCACCAGTTGGAACTTCTCCAACAAGCGCTGTTGAATATTGGGTAGTGGCTGCGTTGATTGTGGCGTTTGAAGTAAACAGCGCAATATAGAACGTGTTTGGACTTGTGGGTCCAAAGTTGTGCAGCCCTTGAGCAAGCTGTACCTTGAAGCTGGTGGTAGCGGTCTGGACTATGCTCATGTGACTTTCTGCCTAAACTGACCGTCTCTGTATGCATCCTGGCGTTCCATACCATCGCCAAGACGTTTAGCAAGAGCAAGTGCCTCAACATACTTCTGGTTGTAAAGCGTCATCATGTCGGTCTCGCCCTTCATGAAAGTGTAAGCCTCAACGAGAGAGCCGTAAAGAAGTACGGTATCAAAGTTGTCGCCAAGCCAAGAAGTACCAGACGGGTTATTGGTTGTATCCGCGATAGAAACAGGATAATAGTAATAATGCAGCTCGGCAGTATAAGCAGCATCAGGAGTAGGACCCATGATGAAAGAAAGTTCATTGGTAATATTACCACTTGTTATGGTTGGACCAAATAAAGCGTAATACTGTGGCGTGCCATAAGAAACAGGGTTGCCGTACACTTCACGAATAAAGTTAACATCTTTGTTAATCAAGTACAAAAAGCTGCCTTGAAATGTAACGTTACCAGATACAGTTCCCGTCAATGCTAAATTCAACGTAATTACAAGACCATTGATGTTGGTGACCGTTGCTCCACTAGGAATGTTTGACCCAGACACAATCTGGCCCAATGCCACATTTGTGTTTGAGCCAATCGTAATGGTATAAGTACCAGATGTTCCAGTCGCTGTCGTTGTAGCAGTCTGATAAATGGCCAACGAATACGGCGCCAAAAAGTCAGAAGGTGTAGACAAGTATTGGTTGTACTGTGTAATACTGCCGGTTACATTTTTGCGCAGAGATGGAAACTGAACCGAGTTGTAAATGCGCTGCTCAGCTTGCTCAACAAACGTAGGAATATCCGCTACGAAAGTGGTCTCGTAGTTTTGGGTGTAATCCTGGATCAGTTGTTTAAGCTGAGTGTAGTTCACGCCATTGGTCCTCTGGCCATCACGCCTTTGGTAGCTGCTCCAGTACCGCGAATTTTGATGCCAGTCTCTTTGACTTCTTCATTCATGGTAATACTCACGCCTTTGAGTGGAACCCAGTTTTTTTTCTTGTTAAAGCTGGGCTCAGTGCCTGCATCTTCAAGATGAACGGGCTTATCCTTCATGGTATGTGGACGAGCATACTCTTCAGCAGAACCATTAAACACCTTTGTAGGCTTATGAATGGCGGGGCTGTTCTTGGTTGTTGGTTTAACTTGAGTAACCATCATTTGCTCCCAGGTTTTTGGTTGTGAGCGCGAGCCAAATTGCGGCCGACAGCTCTCATGGCTTGACCAGTGACGCCACCCTTGGCCATCTTGTGGATTTTGCCACCCTTCTTGAGTTTGCTCAAGTCGGTGTGCTTGCCGGGATGCTCTTGTTTATCATGCATACCAAAAGCCTTCTTGATCAGCTTTTTGTCTTCTTGAATATCGTCATGTTTAGCCATTTTTAGCTCCTACGTTGTAACTATTGTAACTGTACCCACTTGTACGTTTGGAATCAAATAGTTTTGCGTCAAAACTGCATCAAAACTACTGGCTCCGCCAACTGGATTCCAACCCCACTGAAAAACTCTACTGCCGCCGCCAATACTTCCATCAGCAGTCACGCCAGAAGCGTAATAGGTGGTGTCAGGGCGCGGATCTCGCAGTCCTTGTGGGTCATCTACAGGGTACATGCCCAATTGCAACTGAGGCTGATCTGGGTCCCAGCAAGAGGGGCATACCAATATGTTGTAATTCTTGGTTTTAATGATCTCTTTTCTTAAAACCGTCAACTTATATTGAAACCCGCAACGATCACACTCCGCAATCGCATTCTTACCAGAGGCAAACCTGTTGCCCATGATCAGTAACTCCCGCCTATGTACATCCTGCGTGGCACAAAACGCACCGCCGCCTTCTCATGATCTTCACCAGCTGCCAATTCCCAAGCCTCATCGTATTGAGACTTCAAAATTGGTAATCTTTCCAGCGCATTTGGTACTTTTAACGCCATGTAATAGGACAGTCCAGCCACCAAGCATGGAACAAATCTAAATGGCACGTCAGCAATGTTGGTACCGCCGCCCATATCCTGGACGCGGCGCATTCTCCAGTACACAAACTGGTAAACCTGCGATGAATCAGGGGTTGGCCACACGGTAATACTGTTCTTCTGCGACAAAATGACTGCAATTCCAGCGTTGTGTGTAGCAGCTGTGGTGTTTCCTTGGCCGCGAGTGCAGTTCAAGAGGTAAGCAGGGTTTCCATTTGCAGCTGGCTGGAGCTCGTTGTACCCAATCAGCTCGGAATCGAGCTTAATAAAACCAGCATTTGGTAGTCCATTGAGGGTACTAACGGCAATCGAGGTGTCCGTTGTGCCAACAGCGGAATATACAGTGGCAGCAGTGACTTGATCATTGGCTGAAAGACGCTGAATCCATACTTGGATAGGGCGCCCTTGAATAAGTTTGTTTGGAATGGTCGCATAAGTTGAAACACTGATGCGTGTAATTGTTAAATCGGCCTGGTTGTTGGCCACATTTTGTTGCGTTCTAATAACGTGTTCAAGCAAATCAACTGTATCGTCAGGCAATGCGTATGTGGGCTGTCCAGGAACCAATGTAATGGCGTCTTGCTCAAACGTCCACATGTTGATGCCACGGTTGGCCCAATCGGCAAAGAGTAAATTCAATGACCGACGGGCCGTCCTAACATCATATCCCGAACGGGATTCGCCACCGCAACGCTCAAAAGCCTCCTCGACTAACTCGGGAAGCTGTAGATTGAACGCTGCAACGCCGGATGTTGTTGCCATTTACTTGTCTTCAGTATTGGTACTATTACCAGCAGTTACTTCCGCAGGTGCTTCAACAGCAACAGGAGCAGGATCAATAGCGACAACAGGTGCAGGAGTCTCAACGACAGGTTCATTGGCTTTGCTCATAAAAGCAGCAAACTTTTCTAAGAGCTTGTGCTCGTAACCAGAAATAGAATGTCCGGCTTCGCTTAAAAAGCTAACGATTTCATTTTTCATTTTGCGGCTTTCATATTGTCAATTAAGTTGGGGTAGGGACGCCCTGCCTTTTTGGCTGATGCTTTCGCGGCAGCTTTCTTGGCTGGGCTCAAGTGTTTGTGTTTTTTCTTGGGGTTTGGTGTATTCCACACTGCTCCCCCTTTAGCATACACATCTACATCGTTTGGTTTATCCTTGCGATGTATTACCTTTTTACCAGGCATTTTTGACGGGTTAATGTCACCCATACCCCTACTAGCCATCATTTGTACATCCCACCTTTGCAGGCTACGATTGTGCCTTTGGTATGGCCGCGCTCGCAGCAACCATCAGCACGCTCATGTGCTCGGTGAGTCATGCCACCTTTTTTCATACCACCGGGACGACGCGCTGCTAACATTGGATTAACAGGCATACGTCCAGCCATAGGAGCTGCAACAGTAGGTGCAGCCATCGCATTACGCATTCTTGGCATCATTGGCATGATTAACTCCTTAACCGGCGTGTTTTTGGTGCTTGTGCATGTGCTCTACAACTTCATGGTGCAGCTTGTGGCCAGCAGCATGTTCTTTGTAGTGATGATGGTGATGAACGTGACCACCAGCCTCGTGCTCCTTCATGTGATGCACATGGTGCTTGTGCTCATGTGGATGCTCATGACCAGCTGGGTGAACGTGCTTGTCGTGCTCGTGATGTTTGCTGTGCATGGTATGCCTCACTTTTTGTGATGATGTTTAGCAGCTCCGCCGCGCTTCATACCAGTTGTAGAACCAGCCATCTTAGGCATCATGGCCTTTGTATGACCGCGCTCTTGAACTGAGTGCTCGCCGTGCTTTTTAATTCCGCCTTCTTTGACTTTGCCCATCTTGGCTGTAGTCATGCCGCGCTTTTCTTCAGTGCCGTGCATACCAGTAACTTCACCGCCTTTGGCGTAAGCTTTGTGATGTGCTGTACCACCGTGTTTCATCGCTTCTTTCAAGTGATGATGAGCCATCTTCATATGATGATGATGCATTTCGTGTTTCTTTTCCATATCTCCACCTTGTTTAAATGTGCGGCCTTTGTCCGCTTTACTGAACTCCTGCCCCACACTTTGAGGGACCCCTACTTTCTTGGAAAAAGATGGACTGTGAGCCACCACCTCCATGAAATTGTGCTGCTTTTTGCTAACTGACGGCATGTGCGCTCTCCATCAATCTATCAATCTTGCTTTCCAGACGATCCAACCGGTCCAGAACTCTGTTTATATCGGCATGGACTTCTGCTCTGCTCACATACTCTTTGCCAATCTCTTCCCGAGTCTTGTTCAGCAAAATAGTTACGCGTTGCAATTCTGCTGATTTCTCTCTCAACACCCAGCCTAGCAAGGCGACAAGTAAGGAGAGAACCGCATTCCATATCGTCGAGTCCATTATAAGTATCTGCCTTTGGTGTGTCCACGCTCGGCAATTCCGTCTGCTCTGTGATGAGCTGATCCGCCTTTGGCGTGATGCTTAACGTGATGTTTGACTTTCCCGCCATGCTTCTTACCCATACTTTGACTGGCTTCATTGTAGGCCGCCTCGTTTTGAGCTTGCTCTTTTTGCTCTTGACGTTCTTTTTCCATCTCATAACGCTGTGAAGGCGTTACATACGTTTCATCGGGCTCGTCGGTACGTTGTGGGTTTACAAAACCTCTACCAGCTCCAGCATTTTTTGTAGCCATGTTAAACCATCCTGCCTTTAGTGTGTCCTCTTACAGCGCAGCCATCGGCACATTTCCAAACGCGCAAACTCTTATTGATTCTGCTGTTGGGGTCGTTGGCTGTTTTTGCTGACGTCAATTTCTTTTTCATACCTTCCATCCTGGCACAGAAGGATTTCTTCCTTGATCCGCCCTCTGGTTGGGGAGCTTTTAAATTCATCCCCTCCTTCTTTGCGGATGCCCGACCCTTGGCGTTTAAGCCACCGTTCGGATTCTTCCCTTCTTTGCGTTGCCATGCTGGAGTGCTCATGATTAACCATTCAAAATCAAATAGCCCTCTTGCGAAACCGTTAAGGCCGCAGTACCGGTACTGGCTTTTGCTTGCAATTGGATGTCCGTTTTTTCCGCCACAGCTCTGGGCATGACCCGTTGCGTATGGTAGTTATTTGTAAACGGAGCAATGATCGTAACAGTGGATACACCAGTGTTAGTTGTTTGGTAATTTTGATACGTCGCAAAACCAGCAGGATTAGCATTCAAGCTAGTATTGATGTCAATACGGCTTAAATAAAACGTATAGCCCGCAGGGACGGTATAGATGCCCATCAAAGTGCGACCGTTGCCAGCTAAAATTTCCGCATACAAAGTTGTATCAGATGTATCTTTTAGCGTGATGTTACCAGTGGGTGCGCCGGTGGTTACTGACATGCTATTGATACGAAAGTACGATTTCACTGTAGTCACAGCGGTCGTTCCGTTCAACTTTATAGTTTCAGAAATTTGGTTATAGTTTGCATCCAGCCCATTGATAAGAACAAACGTATTTGTTTTGTCATCGCCACTGTTAACAGAACTAGCAACGTGCATTTGAATTGCAGACGATGGAAAAGTGTAGGTGGTATTGCCTTCCCACACAGGAACAAACGATGTGCCTACTGCTGATTGATAGCCATAAATGTTTAGGACACTATGTCCGTAAATTTGGCCACGCGCAACCTGTAAATCAAACGGTTCGTAAAGCGCTTGTCTTGTAATTGAATTAACGATGTTGCCCGTGCTGGGTACACCATTTGGACTTTGTGCCATAAATAATCTCCTTAATTAAAGACGGGGGCCGAAGCCCCCAGAAGATCAGTCGAAGTTACCGTAGGGGTAAGTTGTCAAGTTGCCGATGTTATTATCGGGCTGGCTGTAACGCAAAGTCCAGTTCACTTGTCCTGTAATTGCTGTAGCAGACAACAGATTGGTTCCAACCAAAGCAACGGTCAAAACAACTTGTGACAAGTTAGGCTGTGTACCGCCTTGGTAAATGTCAGTTGAAGTGGCTGATTGATTGATGATCTGTGTGCCAGTGAAAGTGGACAACGTTTGACGGCCAACGGCGTTATTTGTCAACGCGGCAGTCTGCATGTACGCGGCTGTACCAGCGGCGGCAGTGTAGTTGTTTGAAACCAAGAACTGTACGCTGGTCAAAGAAGCGGTGCCACCTGCGACTGCAAATACAGTAGCAATATCAATAAATGTGTCGTCTAAGTCTGCGCCTGTAGGCAAATAGAAAACCGCACCGCGATAAATGTTTGTGTTTGTATCAGCAGGAATTGTTTGTGCCGTTGGTGTGGCAGTTGCTGATGGTACAAAAACTGTAGCGGGTAGATTGGGGATGGTGTTTGATGTTACAAACTGGCCAGAGCTACCAGCAAAAGTGGGGGTGCCGTTAACGGCATTTGAAACATCTAGGTCAGCGTTCTGAACCAAGACAGAATAGCCTACGTTGCGTAGTGGGCCAAAACGGTTGTCGCCCGATAGAATTGGGCCTTCGAAGGTGCTGCGTGCCATGATAATTCCTCTGCAATAAGTAGTATGCCAATTGATTGCACATGACCCCTAGGCGGGCTGGCGGCATACATGAAATCCTAGATGTTTTTAATATACACTACTTTGAATTAAAGTCAAGGGGTAAATTTTGTTTGTTTTTTCATGTTCTCAACTCCTCTAATAATTTGTAAATTTGATGGAACATGTAAGCCTGAAACAATTTTTCCTCGCAATGGAACGATATGGTCAACATGCCAAGATTCGCCTGATTCCCGAGTGCGCATAGCTGCAACTTGATAAATGCATTTTATTTTTAATAAATCAAATGGCGTTAACCATGATGGTGTTCTTTGTAATTTTGCAGCTCGGCGTCTATTATTTTTTGCGACCGCCTTTCCTGGATTTGCTTTGTCCCAAGCCAAACTTGCTTTTTTTTGTTTGTCTGGATTTTCTTTATATCGTTTAGCAGTTGCAGCTTTTATTTTGTCTGGATTTGCTGCCGCCCAAGCGGCCCAAGCAGCCCTTGCTTTTTCTAAATTAGCCTTGCGCCACTTAGCGTTTGCGGCTTTTTTCTTTAATGGGTCTCTTGTGGTCATGCGTATTTATATCATAAAAAAGGGCCCCTTTTGAGGGCCCTTCCAAACAAGCTTTTACGCCTGATTTGATTAGTAAGAAGCGTATGCGCCGAGTGGATCGGAATAGCCAAAGCTATAACGCTCACGGGCTTTGTAACGCACGTTGCCGGTGTCGAAGTCCCCGTCCATTGAATTCTGGAGAGGTGTACGTTCGAAGTGCTTGAGGCCGTTAGGCACGTCAGTGATCAAGAACCATGCATTGGGCGCTGTCAAGAAGTGGTTGACAGTGTAGCCTTCAGGAATTGAACCGTTGTTCTTCAATGCGTTAATGTCGTTGTTGTTTGTACCAACGCGCAACTCGGTCTCTAAGAGGCGAGTAGCAACGAACATCAATGCTGGAGGAACGATCAATTTCTTGGGACGTGCAGCGATCAAAAGGCCACGCTCGTCTGTCCATGCTGCGATTTGAATAACGGCATTCTCAAGAGAAGTCTCATTCAAGTCAGCAGGAGTTGTGGGCGTATTGGCATTAGTGCCACCAGAAACCAAGGGGTGAGCTGTAGAGAACAAAGACACGCCATCACCGCCAACGACGGTGGGGTTAAAGCCATTGTTCAATACGGCAGCTGCCTTAACTTGCTTGGTATAAGCCATAGCGCGGGCCAAGCCTTTGGTGTAGCGAGCAGACAAGCTGTCGTACAAGTTATCCTCAATCGCCTCTTCAGTGATTGAGAATCCAAGAGCAATGGTCTCGTGGTTATAACGAGCTGTGAAGGCTTCTTGTGCGTTGTCATAAGACAATGCTGTGCCCTCAGCTTTGACTGGAGCAGCAGAGAAACCAGACAATTTGGTCTCTTCTTCAAAGCTACGCTCAGATTTCTCTGTTTCGTAGATTTCTTTGTGCTCTTCGCCGTAACGTGCATACTCCAAACCGAACAAAGCGTTCAAGCCTGGGAGCAGCTCTTTCAATAGTTGTGCGCGTGAAATAGCCATTTATGTGCTCCTTAATTAAACGCCAGTGCCATTAGTCATACCCTGGAAACCTTGGTTCCATACGACTAATGCTTCGGGATAACCTACAAAAGCCACTGAAGAACCAGCAGCCAACGTTACTGCGCTGTTAACAGTCACAGTAGTTCCAGACACTGTAACAACATAAATGTAGTTACCTTGTGCAGAGCCTGTGCCGTTTGGAGCGATCAGTTGCATACCAGGTTGAATAGCTGTATTAGCAGCAGTCAATGTCACAGTTGTGCTTGAACCAGAAGTAGAAGCAGTAGCTGAAACGGTAACGGCTGTGTCTTGTACAACGCCAACAACGCGGAAAGGCAATCCTGATGTAACGCGAGTGTTACCAGAAGTACCAGAGCTAACAACACCACCAGAGATGGCCATTGCTGAATCACCAGTGATGGTGCTACCTGTACCGCCAGTGATAGCGTATACATTGGTGCCAATGAATGTTGGGTTGATGTAGCCGATTGTAGAAGCAGTGTTAGACAAGGAAGTACCTTGAGCAACAACAGCAGCTTTGAACACGGTTCTTGGATCATCAATCACATATCCAACTGCGTAGTTAGATGATGTGCTTGCTGGCCAGTATTGACCGCGAACGATTTGGCTTGAAGAGTTTGTGTACTCTGCGCCAACGAAGATACCTAAAGTACCTGCAACTGCTGTACCGGGTGAGGATGCAGCAGACATGGTAGTGGTAACAATAGTACCACCAGACAACTGAACAATGTCGCCATTGAACAAGTTGGTAGAGTAGCCAGTAGCGATGGGATACATGCGAGTAGAACCAGCATAGGGTAAACCACCAAACTCACTGACCGCTTTAAACCCGTAAGGGGCTGAGACGATTGGGTAAGCCATTTAAGTTTCCTTTGAATTAAGAACTATCAAAATCCAGAACGGCTAGTCGTGGAGGTTCTCTCCGAAAACTTGCGCATCCTTGGATCATTGTCTTTCATGAAACTATTGTCCACTGACTCCATCTGATCTGCTGCTTGCTTGGCGTAATAACGATTGTAGGCTTCCATGTTTTCCGTGGTGTTCTTGCACAGAATCAATCCTTGGATTTCAACGTTGCCTTCGTTATTTCCTTCAATCATCAGCTCGGGATGGTCCGATGCCTTTACTGGTTCCCAGCCATCGCGTCTCATGCGAGACAAACGAGTGGTGTCGGGCTTGCCTAATAAGTGCGTCATTATGTAACGATACACATATCCAGGCTCCGGTATAGGATCCGGCAGGGTGCTCGCAGGTTTATAGTCCTTACGAACTTCCTTGTCACGGGTTTCTAGATCACGAGTTTTTTTAACATCAACCATTTTGTGCCTCCAATTTCTGTTGTTCAAGGTAATATTTCTTGGGATCAAGATTAAACTTTTTCACTAACGCAGCTTGCGTCGGAGTAAGTTGAACCTTTTTCACGCCAGTCGATCTTGACGCAGGAGCAACAACCGTTGAAGGACGCTTTGCGGCAGGTGCCGATTTTTGTTCTGGTTCACCAAATACTTCTGGGAACTT